AGATGTAACTCCAGTCGCAATGAGCGACGCACAAGTTACTGTGACCCTTGAAGAATACGGTAACGCAACGGTAACAACCGCTAAATTGCGTGCTTCATCCTTCCTCCCTGTGGACCCAGTAGCCGCTAACGCTGTTGGTTACAACGCTGGTTTGTCAATTGACACCATCGCTCGTAACGCTGTCCAGGCTGGAACAAATGTTATTTACGCAACGGGTGGTACAGATACCGCTACGGCTCGTGTTGACATGGATGTTGATGACACCCTTACCGCTAAAGACATCCGTCGTGCAGTGGCTCAATTGCGTGGAGCGAATGTTCCAACAATTGGTGGCAACTATGTCGGTTTCATCCACCCAGATGTTTCCTACGACCTTCGTAGCATTACAGACGCATCAGGTTGGCGTGACTCATACAAGTACACCAACGCAATGCCTCTTTACAACGGTGAAATTGGTATGTTTGAAGGCGTTCGCTTCATGGAGTCCGCTCGTGCTCCAATCTTTGCAAACGCTTTCAACGGTGCAGGTGCCGCTGGTACAGGTGACTCATACGGAACCCTCATTATGGGACAGCAGGCTCTTGCCAAGGCTGTATCTATGGGTGGCGAGTATGGCGCACAGCCAACAATCGTGTACGGAACAGTTACAGACCTCTTGCAGCGTTTCCGTCCAGTTGGTTGGAAGCACTTCGTTGGTTACGCAGTATTCCGTCAGGAAGCACTTCGTCGTATTGAATCTGCTTCAAGCATCGGTTCTAACGCCGCCTAATTCCCGACAAGGAATTGCGAAAGCCCCTGCCGAAAGGTGGGGGCTTTTGCTATTCTTAAGACATGACTACCTTCAGACCACCCACAGACAACTATGTGAACTGGGCTTTACCTGGTGAGCGTGGCATCCTTGCTGTCTTAAGACCTGGAAGGCGTGGACGCAATGTGTTCAAAATGAATGACGGTTCCTTTACTGAGTTCCAACCATCAGAGCAAGAAGATATTGCTATTACCTACCACGGTGGTCATGTCCATACGATTGATGCCACAGAAGAAGCAGACCTGCGGGCTGCGGGATACGGAGACTACATTGAAGCATAGGGAAACACATCCAGGTTTGGATGTTGAGGGTTGTTTCGGATGCCGAGTAGCGGGGGTCCAGATGGGGTCTAACTCCACCACCACCAAGGGTGAATCGGTTGCGTCTATTAACCAGCGTGAAAAGAACTGGTCCAAAGATATGCCTGCATATAAGCGTTTACGGGCTGAAGGTTTGCAACCTAAAACGATTGACGGATGCCATGCTGTTGAGCAACTGGCTACTTCTCGCCACCAAATTGAAGGAACGCCAGCACCTCTTTAGTGCTACAATCTTTGCTGTATGGCTCAACCCGCTGACCAAGACCTAACCATCACTCGTGGTGATACAGAAACCCTCGTTGTGACTATCACGACTGACGGGTCTACAGCCGTTGACATCACAGGACGCACCTACGCATCCCAAATTCGCAGCCAGCAGGACTCCACCACTATCAAGGCTTCGTTTACTTGCACTGTTACTTCTGCTGCTACGGGTCAAGTCACTTGTGTCTTAAGTGCGACATCTTCGGCTACTTTGTCTGCTGGTCTTTACTTCTGGGATTTGCAGGAAACCGCTTCAGGTGTTGTCTCTACGATTCTTTCTGGCAACATCACGGTTCTTGCTGATGTGACGAGGTAGCAATGGCTACAACTAACATCATTGTTACAAGGGCAACTGAAACCGTAGGGTTGATTACTTCGGGAACTATCACGGTTGTTTCTACTTCACAGTCTGGACCGTTGGGTGCGACTGGACCTACAGGTCCTCAAGGTCCGACTGGTCCTACAGGCTCGCAAGGTCCACAAGGTCAAACTGGTCCTACGGGACCGACGGGTCCTACTGGACCAATAGGTGTCACTGGTCCTACGGGTCCTACAGGACCGACTGGCGCACAAGGCGATGCAAGTAATGTCACAGGTCCGACAGGACCTACTGGGGCTGCTTCCACGGTGACAGGACCTACGGGTCCTACAGGCGCAGCATCCACAGTGACGGGACCTACAGGTCCACAAGGAGTGACTGGTCCTACAGGTTCACAAGGACCGATTGGTACACAAGGACCACAAGGGGTTATTGGTAACACAGGTCCTACAGGTTCACAAGGACCGACAGGACCCACAGGCTCTACAGGTCCAACAGGTGCTGACTCTACTGTCACGGGTCCTACAGGTTCCACAGGTCCGACTGGACCAATAGGAGTCACTGGTCCGACAGGTGCGGCTTCTACCGTTACAGGACCAACAGGTCCGACAGGTCCACAAGGTCAATCGTCAAGTTTTTATGACTACAGAATTGACACAGGCACAACAACTGGCAACCCTGGCACTGGTTTAATTGCATATAACAACGCAACACAAACTTCTGCTACGCAGTTACAGATAAACCATATTGACCAAGATGGTTATGACATTGACTTGTTCCTTGGGATTCTAAAAGCCAACGACACTATCTATATCCAAGATGCTGCTAACTCTGCTAACTTCCAAAAGTTTATTGTCAATGGAACTGTTGTTGATTACGGCAACTCTTACCTTGATATCCCTGTTTCTTATTCTACTAGCGGTGGTACAGGTGCAACAGGTTTTGCTGACAATTCAAATGTCATTGTTGTTATAGCCAACATTGGACCTACGGGTCCTACTGGGGCTACAGGTGCAGCGTCTACCGTCACAGGACCTACTGGTGCAACTGGACCTACTGGTCCTACAGGGGCAACTGGTGGCACTGGTGCGGCTTCTACTGTCACTGGACCAACTGGACCTACAGGTGCCGCTGGCGGTGCTGGAGCAGATGGGGCTACAGGACCGACTGGCGCACAAGGACCCACAGGCTCACAAGGCACACAAGGTATTCAAGGAACCGCAGGAGCCACAGGACCTACTGGACCTACAGGTCCAACTGGTGCTGCAAGTACCGTTACAGGACCTACAGGTTCTAGTGGACCCACAGGTGCTACAGGTCCAACAGGAACATTCACTGTCGCCCAAACAGTTGTTACTCAAACCACAAGTTTAAGCCCTGTGCCATCTACCGATGTAGGCAAAATGTACTACTGCACAAATACTTCAGCAATTACTTTAACATTAACTAGCGCATCTGCCTTTTCTGTTGGACAAAGCGTTGATGTTTTACGATATGGAACTGGTGCAACATCTGGAACAGTAACCATTGTTCAAGGAAGCGGAGCAACAGTAGTAGGGACACCTGGTCTTGCATTGCGGGCGCAATATTCGGCAGCCACAATTTACTGTGTTGCTGCTAACTCGTATGTTGTTATTGGCGATTTGAGCGCATAATGCCCATCCATCGTGGGTCGTTTGGTGGTGCGGTAAATCTTCTACCTTCGGTAACTATTGGTGCAACAACTGATTTTACGGAAAGCCGTGGAGTTTTTAACGCTACTGTTAATGGCAACCTAACCAACACGACAGTGGTTTTTCACTATAGTACGGCTTCTAACTTTAGTTCTTTTACTTCGGTTGCTGGTTCTGGGTCTGGTACGGGTTCGTTTTCTTCTAGCGCAACGGTTACTGGTCTATCGGTTAACACTACTTTTTATGTTCGTGCTGTTGCTACTAGTTCTATTGGTGCTGTTACTTCTGGTTCTGTTTCGTTCCTTACTTGGAGTCTAAAAACACTCACTTACACCTCTAGTGGAAGTTTCACCGTTCCTACTGTTTCTGGTGTAAACCCTGCTGCACTAGTGAATGTTTTGATTGTTGGTGGCGGAGGTGGTGGTTGTTCAAACGGTGCAGGTGGTGGTGCGGGTGGATACCGCTACACAACTTCTCGTGCTTTTAACGGAACCAGTGGTGCTTTAACTATCACTGTTGGTGGTGGTGGTGCAGGAGGAGCAGGAAACAGTGGAGTAAGTGGTAGCGTTGGTGGAGGTTCGTCTATTTCTGGGACTAATTTAACCAGTCTTGCCGCTGGCGGTGGTGGTGGCGGAACCATTTCTCCAACTGGAGGAAATGTTGGTACTGGTGACAACCCTGCATATGTAGGTGGAACCGAAGCCTTGGCTCCAGGAAAAATTTCCGCCCAAGGAGAAGGTGGTGGTGCGGGTGTAAACGGCAATGGTGCCAACGGAACCATTAATGGTTCATCACAAGGTGTCGGTGGTGCTGGTGGTGCAGGTGGAACCATTAATGGTTATAATTTTGGTTCTGGCGGCGGCGGCGGATTTTCTATTGAAGTTTCCAATGGTCCTCATGGTACACCTAGAGGGTATGGTGAAGGTGGAAACGGAATAGGAAACCTAGTCGGCGGTGGCACCGCTTTTCCTGGTGAAAACGGTCTTGCTGGTTTAGTAGTTTTTAGTTATTACGGACCTTAGAGGGAATTATGGAAACAAAACCTTACAATGTAAACAATTTTACTTATCACAAAATGTTTTATATGTTGGATAACATCACGGATGATTCATTAAAACTTTTTCGCAGAACACCTGCTGGCGATGAGGAATATGTGGCGTATGACTTGCATCGTATGCCCGACGGTAAACTTCTTATAGCGTTTAATAACTATTGGATGAATCCTACGATACATAGTTTGGTTGCTAAATGCGGGGACAAAGAGGAATTTGTCAATATGCAACCTTTTGAACGCATAATTCCATATTGGAATCCAACATCAGATTACAACAACAAAGGTGTTTTTATATTGTGCAACTCTGTACCTATTTATGTTGACCCTGATGATTGGCGTTGTGACAATACTTTTTATGGTCCACAACGATACATCACGCCAGATGGTTTTTTTCTTTATCCACAAATCAAAGCAGAAGATGTTGTTGTTTATGAACCAATTATAAATATAAATGGTGTAGCAAATTTATTGTATCTTTCCACTAGCGAAGAAGGGTATGTAAAGAACTACACCATTAATGAAGATATTATTCCTAGTTCTGCCATAACATTATCTGAGATGTTTCGTTTACTAACTGAATGGGCAACACTTGCTGAGCCGCCGTTCAACAGCACTGACCCAATTGTTCTTGATGCTAAAGAGTTTCTTAACCAACTAGGGTTTGATGGTTCCTTGGTTGCCGACCAAACCAATATGCAAGTAGCACAATTCTTTTTAGGTAGCATTGATGCTCGCAGGCGACCTGCCGATGTGGTTGAAACTAACGAGTATTTACTTAACTTTGTTAAACGCAAAATGGCTCATATGTCACTTGCTAGTTTAATGTCTTGCTATCCAGAATACGGCAATCTTGATGATGCGATACGGTTTGATGTTGAATCTGCTGACAAAGAATTTTCCGAAATGATTGGTTATATGCGTATTCAAAACACATTTACATTAGACAACTATCAAGAAGCGTTAGGATTTATACCAGATATTTACACTAACGGGTTTAATGTTTATAATCTTAAATGGGGCATATTAAAACGCAAAAAGGATTTGGCTTTAGCATTGGCTAACCAATGAAAATAGCCGTATACACAATCGCATTAAACGAAGAAGCCTTTGTTCAACGCTGGGCTGAATCCGCCAAAGAAGCAGACCATCTCCTCATCCTTGACACAGGCTCCACCGACAACACCACCCACCTAGCCCACTCACTCGGTATCCACACCGTCACCCGTGAGTTCAGCCCGTGGCGATTTGACACAGCCCGCAACACCGCACTCTCCATGCTCCCCCAAGACATAGACCTATGTATAGCGTTAGACATGGATGAAGTTCTCCAACCAGGCTGGCGTGAAAAACTAGAAGCAATCCCCGCTGGTACTACACGCCCCCGATATAAATACACATGGTCATGGAACCCAGACGGGTCAGAAGGCTTGACCTATGGTGGCGACAAAATCCACAGCAGACACGGCTACAAATGGAAACACCCAGTCCACGAAGTCTTGAAACCATTAGACACAGAAATCCAACATTGGGTAGATGGTTTAGAAATCCACCACCATCCAGACTCCTCAAAGTCCCGCAGCCAATACCTTCCCCTACTCAAACTGGCTGTAGAAGAAGACCCTAGGGATGACCGCAACCAGTTCTACCTAGCCCGTGAACTGTACTTCCACGGCGACTACGGCTTAAGTCAGTATCATTTTGCACGGCACCTAGACCTGTCCGTGTGGAACCCAGAACGAGCAGCATCCCACAGGTACCTAGCAAAGATGGTTCCCCACGCAGCCGACTACCACCTGTACCGTGCCATCGCTGAAGACCCAACCCGTCGTGAATCATGGGTAGACCTAGCCCTTTATTACCACAACAAACATGACTGGCTCGGATGTAGAAACGCAGCATCCTTGGCTTTAGTAATCACCGAGAAACCATTGGACTATCTATGTGAAGCCGACGCTTGGGGCTGGCTACCACACGACCTAATGGCAATCGCCTGCCACCACCTCGGAGACAGCGACGAAGCGTTCTTTCACGGGGCTAATGCTGTGGCGTTAAACCCAACAGATGCAAGACTAAAAACAAACCTGTCTTATTATCGGCTATGATTGCCTTGGCTGAACACAAGGAGTTTGCATGTCCACAGTTGGAACCGTAGTAGACCGTACCTTGCGCCAGTTAATGTCTGGCACGGTAGAGGAACGCAACAAAACAGTTGGTGCTTTGACTACTACATCCACATCTGTTGTCTTCCAATATGACCTTAATGGTTTGCGGGCTGGTGGTGTTATCCAAATAGATAACGAACTTATGTATGTGTGGGAAATTTCTTCTGGTTCTAAATCGGCAACGGTTGAACGAGGATGGAACGGTACTACCGCTGCCGCTCACATCACAGGTTCCGTGGCTATTGTTGACCCTAAGTTCCCTAGGGCACAGGTGCTTGAAGCAATCAATGCCGAAATAGACGACCTGTCTAGCCCGATGAATGGTTTGTACCAAATCAAAAGCCTTGAGTTGAACTACAACGGTACTTGGAACATGATTAACTTGCCGACTACAGACAAAATCATTGACTTGGTTTCTGTGACGGTGCGCTATATTGCTACTGACTACCCAAAGATTACTCGTTGTCGCCTCATCCGTGACCTACCTAACGATGATTTCAACGCTGGATACGCTATCCGTTTTGATGAGCAGGTTCGTGCTGGACGCATGATTGTGGTGTATAAAGCACCATTCACTAATGTCACTAGCGAGGCACAGAACCTTCAAAACATTGCTGGGTTCCCTACAACTGCTGAAGATATTCTGATGATGGGTGCCCAGATTCGTTTGGTTTCCCCTCGTGAAGTGAAGCGTAACTTTACCGAGTCACAAGGTGATACTCGCCGTTCAGAAGAAGTACCTACAGGGTCAGTGTCTAGTTCTATTAACAACATTATCCGTATGCGCCGTGACCGTATCACTGCTGAAGCGGCACGACTTGCAAGGCAATATCCTACTTTCCTTAGCAGGGTTTAACTAATGGCGGTAACAACATTTACCCTGCCGTATTTTGGGACTCCCCCTTTCTATTCTGGTACAGCAGTATCTGAACTAGTACCTAATGTTTTTCCTGTTGCTATTGATGGTCGCCCTTTCATGGTTGACCAGAAGTCAGGCAAGTTTCAACGGGGTTACGAGCAGCGTGTTCGTGACTCTACGGACGATTCAACTACCCCTGGTGAGGGTGCCATTAACCCTGGTGGTTTGTGGAGACGAGGGCAGGATTCTTGGCATAGTGGTGCGGGGCAAGAGTATGCAGATATGAATGACTCCACACCGTTTAGGTTTTACAAATCTAAAGGTGTGAACCCTTGGGTTAAGGGGCAGTTGAGCCTTCATAACGATACAAAGGTGTCGTTGTCTAATGCTTCTACTACGCAGCACATGGTTGTTTGTGGTACTCGTGTGTATGTTGCGTTGAATGGTGATGTTAAGTTCACTACTAATCCATATGCGTCTAGTCCTACATGGACTGCGGTTGTTGACACTGCTGGCGGCACTGCTGCACCTACGGGGACGGTTGCTGCAATGGCTACTGACGGCAACAATGTTTATCTTGCCTACCCGACTGACGGCATAAGACAGGTAGTCCCTTCTACCGACCCTGCTCTTATTTCAAATACTAAATTTGTTACTGGTTCTGAATCTTTCACCATGCTTGGGTTCGCTAAGAACTATATGTTTGGAGCACACGACCACGACCTTCACTTGATTGATGCAAGTGGAACTAAATCTTTGGTGATTGAACCTGACGATACGGCGTTCCGTTTCGTTGGTGTAGCCACAGGACAAAACGCTGTGTACGCAGCAGGGTTCTCAGGCAAAAAATCTCTCATTTATAAAATAACAATCACCGACCTTGGCGCATTAGACAAAGGTGTCGTAGCATTAGAACTCCCAACAGGTGAAGTAGTTACAGCAATCAGTGGATACCTTGGGTTCATTCTTATTGGCACAAACAAAGGCGTCCGTTACTGTTCAACAGATTCCAACTCAAACCTAATAGCAGGAAAACTAATCCCAACATCAGGCGCAGTACAAAAGTTTGCATCAAACGACAGGTTCGCCTACTTCACATGGACAAACTACGACGGTGTATCAAGCGGATTAGGAGCATTAGACCTATCAGTCTTTACCAGCCCCAACACCCCAGCCTTCTCCACCGACCTCATGTATACCAGCACCGCAACCGTAAACAGCGTCGTTATATTTGATGACCCGCTAACACCGTTCGCCACCAAACGCATCTTTGCACTCAGCGGGGTAGGTATCATCGTTGAAGACTCCGCCAACCTAGTTGCTTCAGGAGAAATAGAAACAGGGACATGGCGATGGGGTATCCCTGACCGTAAGTTCATCGCCAAAATAGACACCCGCTCCACCCCCCTTGTCGGCTCTATTACTTCATACTTGAAAATTGATGACGGTGAATACAATTCCATAGGTGCGTGGTCTGTTGCTTCAGACACCGAAAACTCATTTGACGGGTCAGATTCCAAAGCCATTGAAGCAGACTTCAAGTTCACGCTAGAACGAGCCACCGCCACTACAGGACCAACCTTTACCCGTTGGATGGCTAGAGCCTATGCCGCCCCGTTCCGTTCACAAGTTTTTTCTGTCCCAATTATCTTGCATAAGTCAGTAACCGTAAGGGGTAAGGAATACTATTACGATGTTGATGAACAGCAAGAGTTCTTTGATGACCTGATTGCATCCCCCCGTATCATCACCTTACAAATAGGGACTTTCACGCATAATGTTATTCTTGAGGATATTGTCTGGGAACCTATGGATTCTATAGGTAACAGTTGGTCATTTGAGGGAACGCTTGTAGTAACCTTGCGTTCGGTAGAAAACTAGGAGTTTTATGGCAGTCAATGGTAAAAGCAGAAGGTCATATCGGGGTGCCCCCGTATCCAACACGCTTGGTGTAACCCTAAACGCAGCAGCAACGAGCATCACTTTGGCTGTTGCTGTGTCTGGCTGGTCTACGGATGCTGAACCTTTCTTTGTTGTGGTTGACCCTGGTACTGCTAAGGAAGAAAAGATTTGTGTTAAGTACAGCAGTTCTACAACCTTGACTGTTGTAGACCCTTCTGCTACTTCTACATGGGGTGCGTCTGCTGCTGGTCGTGGTTCTGATGCTACCGTTGACCGCCAACATGAGCAGGGTGCTGTTATTTATCCTGTGTTCACAGCGTTGGAAGCAAACCAGGCTAACGAGTTGGTATCTAAATACGCCAATGCTGGTTCTGTTGTGTACCAAGGTTCGGGTACTCCTGGTACCTTTACTGAACTTGTTGTTGGTACGGCTTCTCATGTGTTGAAGGTCAACTCTGGTGGTATTGCCCCTGAGTGGGGAACTATTGTTAACGCCAACATTGATGCTTCGGCTGCTATTGCCTTAAGTAAGTTGGCTACGGGTGCGTTACCTAGTGGTATTACGGTTGCTTCTGCGAACCTTACTGACTTGACTATTGCTACGGCTGATATTGCTGATGCGGCTGTCACTTCCCCTAAACTTGCAGCCCCAACATTGACCTCAAAGACAGATAGTTTTACTCTTGCTTTGGTTGATGCTAACTGCACGATGCAATGCAACAAAGCAACTGCAATGACCTTAACTGTCCCTACTTCTTCTATTGCTTTTGCTAATGGAACCGTTGTCACCGTGGTTAACTATGGTGCTGGACAGGTAACAATTACTGGAGATACAGGGGTTACTGTGCGTTCGGCTAACGGTTTGAAACTACGAGTACAATACTCTGCTGCTTCTTTGATTAAAATTTCCGACACTGAATGGGTATTAACTGGAGACACCGTAGCCTAATGCTGATTGGTGCTTCTTCTGGCGGAGTTGTAGCCCCCACTTTAACGATTGGGTCTACCACTAATTACAACCAAGATACTGCTGTCTTTAATGCGACTGTAAACACAACAGGCAATCGCAACATTACTTCTGTTCAGTTTCAGTATTCAACTTCAGCATCGTTTGCTTCTGGCAACTCGGCTTTTTTTACTGCTTCCACTAACTCAACCATTGCGCAGGGTGCGACCAGTACGGCTTGTACTTACAACGCCACGGGGTTGTCTAACGGCACTGTTTATTATGTTCGTTTTAGGGTCACAAACTCTAGTGGGTTTGTAACAACCAGTTCTATTGGTGGTTCGTTCACTACTTATTCGTTGAAGGCATATGAAACTTTTAATAGTTCTGGCACTTGGACTAACCCACGCCCAACTTCAGGCACTAACGGTTTGGCTATTACTTCTATTCTGGACTTGTTTGTTGTTGGTGGTGGTTCCCAAGGTGCTGGAAGCGATTTTACTGGTTGCGGCGGTGGTGGCGGTGCTGTCACCACTTCTGGTTCTATCTCTGTTGGGTCTAGTGTTGTTGTCACTATCGGTGCTGGTGGTGCCGCTGGTGGTTTATTTGGAAGCCCTCCTCCTGTTACCGCTACAGCATCAAGCATTGCTGGCAGCACTACTATCACTGCCAACCCTGGTGGATACCCATACGGTTCAGGTTTAGGCGATAGGGCTGGTAGTTCAGGTAACGGGAACCTTGGTGGACTTCAATACGGCGATGCTGGTGGTGGCGGTGGCGGTGCTGGTGGGGCAGGTCAATCAGGTTATGATGTTGGTGGTGGTATCTACCACGGCGGTGACGGTGGTGCAGGAGTCAGTGGTTACGGTGTCGGTGGAGGCGGAGGCAGTAACCAAGGGGCTTATGACACTGTTTATATTGGTGCTGGTGGTGGCGGTGCGAACTCAGGTGGTGGCGGGCTTGGGATTGACTGGACCCTTGGTGGGGTTAACGGCGCATCAGGATACGCACAATTCAGATACTACGGACCGTAAACATGGCACATTTTGCACAACTAGAAAACAACACAGTCATCAGAGTCATCGTCATCGGCAACGACGACATCTTGGATGCACAAGGCAACGAATCCGAAGCCATAGGTCAAGCCTTCTGTCAACAATTCGGTGAAGGAACCTACCTACAAACCTCATACAACGGCACCTTCCGCAAAAACTTTGCAGGACCAGGGTTCACATACGACCCACAAAGGGATGCCTTCATACCGCCATGCAATCGGGATGATGTAGACTTTGACGAACAAACCTGCCGATGGATACCAAAGGAAAACCCATGATAAAACTACAAACATTAGTCCTCCGAATCTTTGGGGTATTCGGCTCATCCGCACTCGCAGCCGTAGCAGGTGGCGCAATCTTCGGAGTTGAACTCTGGAAATCAGCAGCCATCGCAGGTGTTGTAGCCGCAGGTAAAGTAACTGAAGCGTTGCTTCGTTCATGGTCTGAAGACGGAACCCTCACTAAAGAAGAAGTTGCAGCAGCCTTCGGCAAAAAGGGGTAGCCGTTACGCCCTCGTAGGGGTTGTACTTTCCATTCTGTTTCTGGCATCTGATGTCAGTGCAGAAAATCCAATCATCACTGGTATCACTGATTACTGGTTTGAATACACCGAGCCAACACAGTTTGAAGCACGGACATATTACATTGACGGGTATAACTCTGACCCTCAACTGTGGCTATACAACGAACAAGATGTTGAGTTAGTAACCAACGACGACTTTTATGGGTTGCAATCCAATATCTCTATAGAAGTGCAACCTGGTCGGTACCGTCTGCGGGCAGGTACTTGCTGTTATCAGGCTGATGTGTGGCGTAGTAGCCCTGGCTGGAATGAACGGTACGAGTTGAGTTTCAATGGGCAACCAGCGAACACCACAACTACTGAGGAACCGACGACTACTACCTCTACTACCAGTACGACTACAACGACCAGTACAACCACAACAACATCAACAACTCTGCCACCAACCACGACAAGTACATCTACCACCACCACAACAGAAACGCCCACAACAACCACAGTGTTGCCAACAACCACCACATCTACTGTTCCCATTCCTCAAACAACTGTGCCTCCATCAACCGTGCCAACCACGACAACATCAACGCTGGCACCAACAACAACAAGTACATCTACTACCTCCACAGTTGTACAAGTTCCTGTACAAGTTACGACAACAACAATACCAGCCGTCGTTGTCCCTCCTGTCGTAAGTCCTGAAGAAGCAGTTGCTTTAGCCACCGACCCTGAAGCGTTGGCTACCATCACCGCAGAGGAAGCAACCCAAGTCTTTGATGCTCTAGTAGTTGATGACTTAAGTGAGGAACAACTGGTTGCTCTTGTCTCAGCCGTACAAGACGCACCCGTTGCTGTCCGTGAATCCTTTGAAGCATCAGTCAATGTTTTCGGCGGGGCTGTAGACACCTATGTCCCCATCGGTTCAACGGTACCTGTCAGTACCCGCCGTGCCCTCATCGCCATCACAATCATGACATCCCTCATGGTTATCCCAACTAAACGAAAGTGATAAAGTACAACCTATGCGTAAATATCTAGGAGCCATCATCAGCCTGTCACTATGGTTGACCAGCACTGGACTTATGCTTATCACCCTGTCTGGCGACACGCTAGACAAGGCTCTATACATTAGCGCAGTTGCTTTCGCTATTAACATCCTTGCCATCGCTGCTGGTATCGGGATAGAAGAAGAATAAAAATGTCAAAGACACTCCCATATAAAAAGTTAGTAGTACCAGCAGGTTTGAAAGGTCAAATCAATGGTCGCCTTGACAAGAACCTCCTTGTCCGTGTCAAAACTGGCGGCAAAATGTATAAAGAAGCAGCCGAAGCGTTCAACAAAATGTATGACACAGCAATGGCAGCAGGTGTGCATCTCCGCAACATCGGTGACTACCGTTCCTATGACGGACAGTTCGCCATGTTCATGGACCGCTACGAAGTAGCCAAACCTAACGACCCCCGCCTCGGCAAGCCAAAGACAGTCACCCGCAAGTTTGACAACAAGACATGGATTCTTAAGAAAGGTAAAGCACCTTCGGCTGCACCAGACCCAACAGGTAAGTCGGGTTCTAACCACGGCTGGGGTCTTGCTATTGACCTGGCAACGGAAGGCAAGGGTGGCAACATTGTCGGCTTGGCATCCGATAAGAAGGGCTTTAAGTGGATGTGTGAGAACGCACCTGCCTTTGGGTTTTATCTTCAAGGGGACAACATGAAGTCGCCTGAGTTTGAACACTGGCATTGGCAGTGGTGTGACGGGAAATGACGGTAGTTAGTGTTCTTGCTACAATTGCTGGGTCTATTGTTTCTATCGGTGTTATCTATCGTAGTCTTGTTAGACCTGTTTTTCGGTGGGGACAACGACTAGATAAAGCAATCACTACTGTTGAGATGCACATGAATAATAACGGTGGTACTTCATTGCGTGATGCTATTGACCGCATTGAAAACCGTATGACAAAGGTTGAGGATTACATTACGAAGCCTTGGTAGTGATAGAGTCTTAAGTCCTATGACTAACGAAGCAATTGAAACACTCCTGTATTTCCTATCTAAAATCCATGTTCAGCCAGCACAACAAGACCAGTTCTTCTGGGCTGTAACACAGTTAGAATCCTTACGCAGTAAGCAAACCCAAGCAGCCTAAACCTCTAGTATTATTGAGGCATGGCAAATACCCGTGACCTTTTTATGTGCCCGCAATGCGGAGAGATGTGGCTGTCAAAGACGGGACGGTACTGTGTTGAGTGCCGAGTGGAAGGTGAACCTCTTGATGACCCAACAGACGATTGAGTTCGCACCGCAAGAATACCCAGTGGCTCTTATCTACTGGGCTGATGCGTGTGGTGGTGATGCAGGCTGGCTAACACTTGACGATGTAGAAGACGACGGTGAAGTGTTAGTTCAGTCAGTAGGCTTTCTTGTGCCTGTCGGTGACGCTGGCTCTAAAGAAAACCATGTGACTTTACTGCAAAGTATTCACGACGGCGAGGGTATCAACTTGTTTTATATTCCTGTTGCAATGGTCAGGAAAATTGTTTTACTAAACGCTTGACATTGACACACCCCACCTGTACTCTGTGACGCAACAACTGTTACACAGAGAAGGGGAAGTTAAATGACTTTCAATCGTTACCGTATCCACAAAGAACCACACGGTTCACAAGCATGGCTAGACCAGCGTTACATGGACGAGCAAGGCAACCGCCGAATCTCAGCCAGTGCAGCAGCCGCTATCTATGGCTTGCATCCTTTCGTAAAGAAAGACCACTATGCAGCCGAACAATTATCAGGTGTGGCACCTAGCCCTATCACCCCCAATGCAGCGATGGAGACAGGCAACCGCCTTGAAGACACCATCATCTCATGGTCTGGCGACAGACTCGGTGTTGAATTTGAAACACCAAAGGAACTGTTCTGTTACGACACAGATAAAGGTTGTCATCTTATCTCTACCCTTGATGGTTGGAACGAGGAGACACGCCACATCCTTGAGGTCAAGACCACAAGCCGTGAATACTCAGGCACCCTCCCCGATTACTGGCGCATCCAAGGTATCACGCAATACATTTGTGCTGATGCCAAGCGTGTCACTTGGGCAATCTTTGACAACACACTGCGCCTCACATTAGTTGAGCAAGTCATCACTGAGGAAGAAGTTGCTGAACATATTGAAGCAGTGACCGAGTGGTTGAACAGTGTTGAGTTAGGCATGACACCATCAGGTGTTAGGTGGTCATATGAAACTATTCAGACTAGGTATCAGCGTCCCGTGTCACGCACGGTTGAGTTGCCTAGTGAAACTGCTGACTTAATACAGAGGTTGCGTCATGTACGCAATGAACTTGCATCGTACAAACAATTAGAAGACGAATTAAAAGCAGAGGTGTGCGAGTTGTTAGGTGAAGCAGACACCGCTATATTGAATGGTGTCACGGTTGCGACATGGAAGGGACAGAAGCGGGAGTCATTTGATTCTAAAGCACTGCGCCTTGCCCATCCCGACCTTGCCAAGCAATACATAAAAGAAGTACAAACCCGTACCTTTCTCTTGAAGGGAGAAAAATAATGGAAAAGAAAACAATAGGACTTGATGAAGTCCTCGCTAAATACGGGGTACCTGACCCCAAGATTGTTGGCAAGTTACCTAAGGGCGGTCAGCAGTTGTCCTTTGTCGGGCATGCCGATGTGACAAAAATGCTTTTGGAAGTGGATAGTGCATGGACATGGGAGCCAACAGCGTTTGACTCTGATGGTCTACCTGCCTACCGTGTAGAGAATGGCATGGCACACATGGCTGGATGGATGACAGTGCATGGTGTACGCCGTCTTGGTATTGGTTCTTGCCTACCCAACAAGCCCGATTTGCTCAAGGAACTTATCAGCGACATGATTAGGAACTGCGGAATGAGGTATGGATTTTGTCTCAGTTTATGGACTAAGCAGGAATGGGAAGACCTAGACCACAACCCAGCCCCATCTAAGCCACGCCCCACAGCCACCGCCAGTGCCACTGAGCAGGCTCCTAAGCAGTCCAAACCCAAGACCATGACCCCAGTGTCCGAGGCACAGATTAACCAGTTCAACGCTGCCTGTGAAGCCAAAGGAATATCACCCCTAGCGGTAGCCCTCAACGCAGGCATCCCCGAAGGCACCCCTTGGATGGAGTCACACCTCCCAGCCCTACGGTCAGCCTTTAAGGAACTCGCATCATTCAAGGACGGCGAGTAATGGCTAACAAAAGAACCGTAGACCCAACCGCCAGTGAAGCATCAGCCCACATCATCGGCTTGCGTGTCACCCCATCACAGTTAGAACAGATTGCTTTCTTATGTAAGCAACGAGAAACAAAACGGTCACAACTATTTCGTGATTTAATTCGCCAGGAACTTGAACGAGAACTTGCTAAGTAATGTCCAGTTACGAGGAACTTCTTGACAACATGGAAGAACGAAACAAACTGTTGAGCGTTCAACTAAAGCAGACACAAGCAGAAGTACAAGAGTGGAGGCGCATAGCCAATGCGTTAGCCCACTCCAGTGCACTCTCGCTAGACAGGAACACACCATTGGTGGAACATGAGCATTACCGCAAATGGGAGAATAAGAACAGGGCGTGGTGGGGTGTCTGATGAACGCATACATGGACGCTCTACCTATCTTAAGTACAAATGCCGATGCACTATATGTGTTGAAGATGCACGAGAGTACCGAAGAAACATACGACCTATTGTCTTAATGCTTGACGGTGAACCACTTATTGACAGGCTGACTCGTGACGGACGCATCACTTCTATCAAGACCAGTGCTACCCACAAGTGGAAAACTAGAGGGCTGAGTGTTTACTTGGCAGATAGATGGGCAGTGAAACTTGGATACCACCCGTATGAAATATGGGGCAATGAATTTTACAGAGGATGTAATGAGTAAAGCAAAACAAAAAGGAACATCGGCTGAGACTGCCGTAGTGAACTGGCTTAAGTCAGAAGGCTGGCTGTACGCAGAGAGGCGTGCACTTCAAGGCAATCTTGACAAGGGTGACATCAACATGGGCGCACCTGTGGTCATTGAAGTTAAGAACTGCAAGACCATCACGCTATCTGAGTGGCTAAAAGAATTGAAGGTTGAGATGGATAACGCTGGTGTCAGTGTTGGTTCGGTCATCGCAAAGAAGCGAGGAACCACTGCTGTTGGTGATTGGTATGCAGTGATGCCTGCCTCTGTGTTCGCTGTCTTACTTAAGGAAGCAGGATACTAATGAGTGAGTACATACATCAAGACGACGCTTACGAATGGCTACAAGAAAAAGGTATCCAGTTCGCAGAGCAAGACTTCGCCAAGGTACAAGCCGAGCGTGACGAACTAAAACTTAAAGTGCTTGAACTATCAACTGAAGTTGAACGCCTATCAAGGGAACTTGCTCGTGGGTGATATGTCAATCGGAGGGTATGACCCTCGGTTTGATTTCAAGACTGACTTAAGTTACGGACATCAAGGTGAACAAAACCTTATTGATTTCTTTCATGCACTCAACGATGGCACAGTAGAAGTAAAGGCTGACCGATACCGCAACGGACGCATGGCTGTGGAAACAGAGCAACGCCCTCACGGTGGGCAGTGGAAACCTTCAGGTATAAATGTGACACAAGCAAAATGGTGGGCATACAGGTTCGCACCTGACTCCTATGTTCTTGTATCGGTAGAACGATTAAAGAATTATTTGCGCTACAACTATGCGCTGTTGAACAAGCGTGACTTTGCTTCTGGCTCTGACAATCCAGCACGAGGGTTCTTGTTGTTCCCTCCACAGGTGCAGGACTTACAGACCAGTGAGTTGTACGACTGCTAAACTTATTCAATCCGTTTAACACTTAAGACAGGAGACCTATGCACCCTAACTGACCCATCACTTTACGAAAGGACAACCATGCGCAAACGCATCCTCACCTCAATCATCGCCCTATCCCTACTATCAGCGTCCCCCGTACACGCCAAACAGGACACCACACAGACCTGCCCTAAGTACGAAAAAGAACTCCGCAAGCACGGACTACCAGTGAAATACTTTTCATACATCATGTGGAGAGAGTCACGATGCAACCCCCTATCAGTATCAGGGGAGAACGCCAACGGCTCCATTGACATCGGCGCACTCCAAGTGAACAGCACATGGGTGACAGTCACATCCCAAGTATGCAAACGCCCCTGGGGGCAGACAAAAAAATCCCTTCTCATCCTTGACTGCAACCTCAAGGTCGCTCGCTACCTATACAAGAACGGAGGACTGGGACATTGGAAAGCCACATCAGGAAAGTTCCGATAAGCCAACTGCTAAGGTAAAAGTATCACGCATAGGGGGATAAGCCTGTGGACACAGCAACATACAAAGACAGCCAACGCTTCTGGCTCAGAGTAACCATTGGACTACCCGACGAATGTTGGGAATGGCAAGGGTCACGACGAGGCGACAACTACGGACAACTGTATGTAGCCCACAAACACAGAGCAGCCCACCGCTTCTCATTCTTTCTAGCCCACCGTTACTACCCACCTGTCGTAAGACACAAGTGCGACAACAGAGTATGTGTCAATCCCCACCACCTAGAAGGCGGGACACAGACAGACAACATGAGAGATGTAGTAGAGAGAGGCAGACACTTCTATGCAAACAAAACCCACTGCCCACGAGGACATGAATACACCAAAGAGAACACCTACACCCGACCCAAGGGAAGCCGAGAATGTCGGGCGTGTAGGAAAGAAAGAAAGAACACGCTGGTCTTGCACAAGTTGTAAGACATCAGTAACATTGTTTGTCGCAGTAAAATATGCGCCAACACACACCTGCCTTAAGAAAGCAGGACGGATAACACCACTTAAGAAAGAAGAAGCGGAACCAAATGAGTAACCACATCACAATCAACGGCAAGGTAGGGCAAGAGCCTGAACTGCGCTACTCCCAAGGAGGCATGGCAGTCTTAACATTCTCCGTTGCCGACACATACGGCAAAGATGACAAGAAGAAAACAACATGGCACAATGTCACCGTGTTCTCTAAACTTGCAGAGAATGTAGCCAACACCATCGCCAAAGGTTCAACCGTCATAGTCGTAGGTCGCTACGAACAAGACGAGTTCACCAAGAAAGATGGAACCAAAGGCAAGAGCCTGAAGTTAATCGCTGATGAAGTCGGTGCGTCATGTCGTTGGAACTCTTGGGTTCAAGACAACACTGAAGCAACGATGCAGCAAATCGGACAGGTATTTCCTACCGCCTCACAGGTATCAGAAGACGAGTTCTTCTAATGTCTGACCCACTGTCAATGTCATTTGATATGTGGATGGAAGTTGGCTTAAGACAGGGGTGGGTAACACCACCTCTGTGCCACACCCACGATGGGGTAGCCACCACACCAGATGAAGACCAAGCCTTTGAGGACGGTGACGACATCTGTAT